ATACCATTGACGAAGAAGAGCCAGTCGAGGAGGAACTCCTTGATGAAGATGAAGAAGACTTCGAAGATGACGAAGACTTTGAAGACGATGAGTCTGAAGAGGAAGATGTCACCGAAGAATACGAAGTTGCCATAGATGATGAAAAGTATGACGTTGACTTTGGCGGCGGAAAGATCAAGAAGTTCCCTGCTCCAGAGGACAAGTCTGCTCAGAATAAGGCAACCATCGCTTCGAAGGAAGGCTTCAAGGGCAAGGCAAAGATTCCTGACAAGACTGACTTCACTATGAAGGAACACCTTGTTGCCATGTTCGATGGCGAAGAACTCTCAGAAGACTTTAAGAACAAGGCAATTGCAGTATTTGAAGCAGCAATTAACGAGCGTTATGACGCAATCGTTGATAGCCTTGAAGAAGCATATGAGCAAACCATTGCAGAGAACACCGAGAAGATTCTTGATGAACTCTCTGGTCGCGTCAATGACTACATCTCATACATCGCTGAGGAATGGGTCAAGGAAAACCGCCTTGTCCTTGAGAGCGAGATCAAGGTTGAAATCGCAGAGAACTTCCTCAATGGTATGAAGGGACTCTTTGAGCAAAACTTCATCCAAGTTCCAGAAGAGAAGATCGACCTCATGGACGAACTCTCTGATGAGAACGAAGAACTCCGCGACGAAGTCAATGAGCAAGTTGCAGAGAACATGGAACTCCGTAAGGAAATCCTTGCACTTCGCTGCGATGACATCTTTGAGTCGTACTGCGACGGTCTAGCAGACACTCAAGTCGAGAAACTCCGCACTCTTGCAGAAGGCATTGAGTTTGATTCAGAGGAACTCTTCGAAGAGAAGTTAGCAGTTCTCAAGGAATCATACTTCGGAAATGCTCGTCGCGTCAAGGCACCAGCACCAGTCACAGAAAACCTCATCGAAGAAATCATTCTTGATTCAGGTGACGATGAGCAAGAAATCGCAGAAGAAACAACAATAAATCCAATCATGCAGCACTACACGTCTGCATTGGCAAGAAAAGGTCTAAAGAACAGGTAATCCTGTAGAAATTAATAGGAGAAATAGAAATGGGAACTTTCACACTAGTCGAACAACTTGAGCGTAAGTGGGAACCTGTTATGGAACATAACAGCCTCTCACCAATCAAGGACAACTATCGTCGTGCAGTCACTGCAATCCTTCTTGAGAACCAAGAACAAGCACTTCGCGAAGCAGCAGCACCAGCCAACTCAATCGGAGCAGCGGGTCTTGATTATGCAACAGGGACACAACTTGCTGGATATGATCCAATCCTCATCTCGCTCGTCCGTCGCTCAATGCCAAATCTCATGGCGTATGATGTTGCATCGGTTCAGCCAATGACCTCACCAACAGGCTTGATCTTCGCAATGAAGTCAACCTATAACGGTCGTTCTGGTACAGAAGCACTCTTCAACGAAGCATTTACAAGATTCTCCGGTGTTTCAGGATCAGCAACTTCTGCTGGTGGTGGAACTCTTGAATCCACATTCATAGGAGATCCACTTTATGGTATTGTGTTGGGTACATCTGCTGGTATTGCTGGTATTTCTGGATGGCAACCATACGGTGGTATGAGTCGTGAACTCGGTGAAGGTCTTGGAGAGGGTGGAGCAAATGGTGATTTCAACACCATGGCATTCACCATTGATCGCGCCGCAGTCACTGCAAAGACTCGCGCTCTCAAGGCAGAGTACACAATCGAACTCGCACAAGATCTCAAGGCAATCCATGGTCTTGATGCGGAAACAGAACTCGCAAACATTCTCAGCACCGAAATCCTTGCTGAAATTAATCGCGAAGTCGTTCGTTCGATCTATACCACAGCAAAACTTGGCGCACAGCACAGCGACCTCCACTACAAGGCTGCTGGAAATTCTTATTCTTTCGTAACGGGCGCAGGCGTTACTTCTGGTGGCGTAAATGCTGGTGGTGTCTATGACCTTATCCGCGACTCCGATGGTCGTTGGTCTGCTGAGAAGTTCCGCGGACTCATGTTCCAGATTGAGCGTGAAGCCAATGTGATCGCCAAGGATACCCGCCGTGGAAAGGGCAACTTCATCATCTGCTCTGCTGATGTCGCTTCTGCTCTCGCAATGGGTGGTTTCCTTAACATCAGCCCAGCACTCAATGTAAACCTTGATGTTGATGATACCGGCAACACCTTTGTTGGTGTCCTCAATGGCAAGATCAAGGTCTATGTTGATCCTTACTCCTCTGTCGCAGTTAATGCCAACGCTCGCGACTTTGTCTGCGTCGGATACAAGGGAACCTCACCATATGATGCAGGACTCTTCTACTGCCCATACATTCCGCTCCAAATGGTTCGTGCAATCAATGACGCGACCTTCCAGCCAAAGATCGGCTTCAAGACTCGTTACGGCATGGCGGTGAATCCATTTGTCAACACAACCAATGTTGACCCATCAAATGCAATCAACTACCGCGCAAATCAGTACTACCGCATCTTCCGCGTGGACAATCTCCACGGCGTCAATGCAGTAACTCCAATCTGATAGTTGACTGACAGATAGATAACAGAAGTCGGGGGGAGAAATCCCCCCGATGTTCTTTTTAAGGAATACATATTGACATGAGCGAAGAATACGATTTATCACAAGTCAATGCTGCTGCCATCAATGATGAAGGCACAAGTTACAACGCATTGCTGAGACAACCAGTAAATGTAAATGCGTTTCAGAGTACCAACTTTAAGATGACATTCACTCGTATTCCGAATGTCACATTTTGGTGTACATCAGTGAACATCCCATCCATAACTGTTGGTGAAATATCAATTCCAAACAGACTACTAACACATCATGTGCCTGGTTCATCTGTTCAATTTGATCAGTTGAGGGTGTCGTTTGAGGTGGACGAGGATTTTGCAAACTGGTACGAAATATACAGATGGATGCGCGGAATTGTTCCATTCGAAGACTTCACCGATGTTTATACCAACGAGAACAACTATTATTCAGAAGCAACAATCCATTGCTTGAACAGCGCAAAAAATCCATATAAGAGATTTGTTTTCAAGAATCTTTTTCCCGTGAGTATCGATGGATTTGATTTGAATGTTGCATTAACTGAACCCGAACCAGTTCAAATCAGTGCAACATTCACATTCGAATCATTTGAACTTGAATCTGTAACTTGACATCATAGTTTTCAGTGTTATCTTATTCGTTATGGATATCGAAACAATCAAAAAGATGGTCGATCAGGACATGAAAATCGATGACCTGAATCTAGACCTTGAATCTCTAAAGTCACCCCAACTGCACAGCAAGTATCTCAACTTGCTACACGACGAGTCTCTATCTCTGCATAAGGCAACTATAGAACAAAAAGAACTTCGTCGCCTTAAGTGGGAATACTATCTCGGCAAGATGGATCAAGAAACCCTTGATGAGAAGGGGTGGCAACCATTTGGTCTAAAGATTCTTCGCACAGATATAGATGTTTACCTTGAATCAGATAAGGATCTTCTCCGTATGGAGGCTCGTATTCATTATCTCAAAGAAAAGGTGAAGTATATCGAATCCGTATTACAGTCTATTGGAAGACGAGGATGGGATATCAAGTCTGCAATAGAATGGAAGAAGTTCATGAGTGGCGCATGAAAATAGTGACTGAAGGAATTCATAGGGTATATCTGCGACAAGCATATATCCACGCACAAGCCAAAAGTCAAGACACCAATACTCAAGTTGGTGCTTTGATAGTATTTCCTTCGTCGGGAATCATATCAGCAGATGTAAACAGATACCCATCATTAAAAGAACCTGATGGACAACTCAAATATGATTACATTGAACATGCAGAAAGAGCAGTAATTTATAGGTGTGTGAGTAAGGGTCTTACCACTCTGAACACCCACATGTATTGCCCTTTCATCAGTTGTCCTGATTGTGCAAGAGCCATTGTCCTGTCGGGAATAAAACGAGTTGTTGGTCATAAGACTATATGGGATAAAATCCCCAATCGGTGGCAGGAGAA